CAACTAAAGATAACCAGACACATAGCAAGGTCATCGTTACATCCTTCCTCTGCTTCCCATGCCTGACCTCTCTGTATGAATGTGGTCAACTCTGCCATTATATCATAGTCTTTAAAGATAAGTTTGTCATCCTCAATCAACTGTTTCATATTAGCACACCCAGTCTTCTTAACTGTTGTGCTCATCTTAACTCCAAGTTGTACCTTGGTGCCACTAAATCCTTGTCCTACAACCTGACCTGCTCTACCTCTCATAGCACACATGAGTAGATTCTCATACTCTAGGTCAAACTGCATGATGTCTGCTACCTGTCCACCAATATCATTAACTTCTATCATCACATACGCCTGGTTATATGAAGTCGCTACCTGATGAATGATATTAGGAAAGAGTAATGGTTTAATTGTATTATTTCTATACTTTGCTACGAGTTGATAGGGTATTGTAGTGGTATCTATCACTGTAAATGCAGAATAATCCTTAGTTAGACCCCTAGCAACGTCAACACAGATGTGATACGTGTGTTCTGGCTCTGGATCCTCATAAACATACAGTCCTGCATTCCTCTTAATAGGTTCCTCATATACTAATGTCTTTAATTTAGTAGAAGAGATAAGAGTATTAACTGACCCTAGGAATTCACACTCAAATTCTTGGTTAAACTGCTCCTCTGAGGTATTCTTAATCGTCTGCTCTTTCCATGCAGCATCTCTACCTGGTACCTGTTGCCAGTGTACCTCTGTTGTAGTGTATTCATTCTGTCCTTTCTCTGCGTCATGCCACAGTTTATAGAACATATTCATACCCTTAGGGGTAGATATGATAATAACTTTAGTTGACTTACCAGAAGATATAGTAGGATATACAGAGGAGAAGAACTCATCTGCTATATGAGTAGGAATGAATGCAAACTCATCAAGGAAGATGATGTTGAATGACATACCTCGGACAGCACTAGCAGAAGTAGATGCTGCTAAGATTTTACTACCATTTTCTAATTCAAGACTTCCCCTGTTCCAGTTGACAACACCTTGCTGTAACCATTTGGGTAGGTTCTCATATGAAAGTTGTAGTCTTCCTAACATCTCCCTTGCAGTCGCTGCTTTGTTAGCAAGGATTGCAATGTTAACGTTATCATTAAAGATTGCATACCAAAGAAGATATGCTGTAACCACTGTAGACTTACCAGACTGACGTGGTAGTTTTGCTATGTTAAATCTATGGTCATGAAAACGATTTACCATGTCTTCTTGGAAATCGTACAAGTCAAAATTAACTATACCTTGATCGAGGTTAACGATCTTGATATAGTTACGAATAAAATAAACAGGGTTCTGTTGGCATTTGATAAACTCCTTCACCTCATCAGGGGAGAAGTTTGTTGCTACGTTAGCCCGTTTGAGATTGGGGTTACCTAGATATATCTCTTGCTTTTCAGCCATTATAATACTTGCACTACTCCTTTAACATCTGGAATCTCTTCCATCAGTTTACGTTCTATACCTTGCTTTAATGTCATAGAACTCATGGCACAAGTAGAACAAGCACCACCAAGTCTTACCTTGACATAACCTTCCTCATGCTCAACATACTCTAAGAAACCACCATCAGCTTCGATGTATGGTTGTATCTCAGTGAGTACTTCTATTACATTAGCATCGTTTAATTCCATGTCAATAAAGACCTGGCATATTAGCAGCACTATTTAGTGGACCTCTATTGTTTTCTGGTGCATCTGATGCTACCTCAATATCTGAATCACTAATAACTTCTGGTAATGGGTCACCCACTTCAGGTTCCAATGTACCATGCTGATATCTAATCTCTCTTAACTCTTGGAAGTTTTTATTCTTAGTACCACCATCATATTCCCAAGCATATCCTTCTTCGATCATCTGTTCGTTGAGTGATATCTCTGCGTCACCAACATATAACCAACCAAGAAGACGACCATACTTACCCATACCACCTTTAAGTTCAGTACGAATAGTAAGTTCACTCTCTCCTGCGATAGTATCCTCTAGGGTATACTTCATCCAGTTGGTTGCATCTATGCCTAGTGCTTTCTCTTCTAAATCTCTTGTCCTCTTCTCAGGAGTATCGATACCAGCTATACGAACACGTTCGTGCTTATAGATATCAAATCCTAAGTCTATTACTACGTCAATGGTATCTCCATCAACTACTTTAGTTACTTCCGTGACTCGGAAGTTGTAGCAACTCTTCCGAGACGGTGGTGTCATCTTGCCCATTTGGGTACCAATCGTCATACTTAAATATGTATACGATAGCAACCCCTACTCCAATGAGTAGAATGCCTAGCATGATGTTGACCGACCAGACAATACTATCTGACGACACCGAATTTGCTCCCTTCGACTAAGATACAATCGATTGAATTGGGATGTTGGTGGAGATATGGAACGTCTTCTACTGCAATACTTCTAGCCTCCCATGAGTCATTTGCTGTGACGCAGATGTCTTGATGGTGGCGTGTCTCATCCAAATATCCAACGGTATAATGGGACATGGGATAACTCCTTAATATAGTAATATTTATTTTCCTAATAGGTATTATAAACTATTACTATGAGTAAGGCCAATACATGATGTGCTAGTCAACACATGTGGTTTTCTCTAAGAGAACATCCAATTCCAACCGTGAAAATATATCACAGAGTGATGCAGCTCTTTCTAATTCTTCCTTGGGCATTCCATATTGGCTACGAAAGGCAGTAAGTGCCTTGTGCATTACACGTATGTCGTCTACTTCACACGATAAATGGCATTGGTCGTCGTCAGTCATTCGGGGGTTCCTTAGGTTTTTTGTTTTGTTTCTTAATAAGTTTAGCGTATCTAACATCCTCTTTGGAATACCATTTTGGATGTTTCTTTGCTACCTTAATAAGTCTCTTAGCCGTCTTCCTTAAATCCTTTCTCTGGGCCTCGTCCACTATAAAAGTATTGCTCCGATAATCAACCCTTTTGCGAAAGATAAACAGACTACCTGGTAGTCAGTCCAACCAAACCTAGTCTGCATCTTCTTGATCAGAGCCTTGTCCCACTCTACAACTTTAACAAATTGTTTCTTTACGCAGTTCATGGCTTTACATCTGGGTTTTTTGGACAGTTTCTTTCGTGTTTCTCTATGTATGTATAAGGACGACCGTGCCCCTTAGGTGGGGTCAGTCCACAATACTTACATACTTTGCGTCTTTCTTCAGCCATAATGATAACTTGGTTTGTTGGTTTTCTTGGATAGTTTGTTGCTCCTTACCTTAGTACCAGAGGTTTCTCCAGAACCGTCAGGATGCTTACCAGGCTTGGTTTTACCAATGTTTACTGACTTACCTGGTTTCTTAGACTCAGTGTCATGTAAACGTGCTGGTTTGTTCTTATCTTTAGTGATTACGGATTCTTGACCGTGCTTCCTCCCAAGTCGTCTCATTACTTTACCAAACTTTCGCTTCGACATGCCCTTGGAAGGGGAAGTTTGATACGAAACTTCACGTCCCTTAGACCCATCGTCATATTTGTATTCACCAGTACCCTTTTTGTACCCTATTCCTTTCTTCTTGAGGTCTTTTTCGAGCCCCTTACGGGACTCACGATTCTTTTTTACGTCTGACCCCCTGTCAGCACTGATGTTTCCAGTCTGCTGCGATGATGATTTACTCATCATGCGAGTGGTTGGGTTACCTTCTTGAATGAAGTCAGTGAATCTCTTCAATCCTTCCTTCTCATGGTAGTCCCAATACCCATGACCTTCCTTACACTCACTTTCTTTACGAAGTGCTTTCTTTTCAGCGACTTTCTTGTCTTCTTTACTCTTAAGTACTGCTTCTTTCTTAGCAGCCTCAGCAGTAGCAGCACCTTCCTTCATGTGGTCAGCAGCTTTGTATAGAGGTTTGCCTGTCTTGGCATTCTTCTTACCTGCTTTATATGCCTGATATGCAGGGGTGTTACCCTTCTTATCAGCATTAGTCACTTCATACTCTTCCTTCTCAAGCTTACGCTTTTCACTAGCAGCCTTATAGAATTTGGATGCTTGCTTGACACGCTTCGCTGCACCTTCCCTGTCTCCAGCGACGGCTTTCTTACCACGGTCTTTATCAGCAGCACGGGATGCTGCACTCAGAGTATCAGCAGAAATCTCTTGTAGATCTACTGACTCATTAGTCTTGTTAGTCAATACAGAATCGTCTCCGTAACGTGATTTGAGATTCTTTACAACATTCTGGAATGCTTTTCTACTCTTCTCTTTGTCATCTTTGCGAGCAGTTGCTCCATGAGAAGGCTTGCTATCCTTATAGGATTGTACTTTCCTTCTCTCTAAAGTAGCATCCTTGTAATGGTCGTATGCTTCCTCAGATACAGTCTTCTTAACATCCTTAGCAAACTTAACAGCAGTCTTCACACCAGACTTAACGCCCTTAGCAAATTCCTTAGCACGTTTCTCAGGTACTTTACCCTTAGCACGTGCAGACTTATATGCTGCTTTAGTATCACTTACTGCTTTCTGATGTCTCTCGACACCTTTCTTAACAGTGTCACCAATCTTACTGAGGAGACCTTTCTTAGTTGCTTTCTTAGCAGGTTGTGCAGCCTTAGCCTTGGGGACTGACTTCTCAACCTTTTTCTTGATCTCAACAACCTTAGGTTTTGCCTTTGGCTTAGGAGCAGTCGTTGCTTTAGCAACTGGCTTCTTCTTGGCAGCAGGCTTCTTCTCATCATAGTTGGTATTATCCTCGTCTCCATAGTTGCGCTTGGCAGCAGCAGTCTTAGCATACTCACCTTTACCTGCTTTCTTCCTGGCAGCGTCTCCAGAGTCAACCTTTGCCTTTACCTTCTCATATGAAGGAGCACTGGCAGTGGCTCTCTTGGCAGACCTTTCTTCCATCAAATCTTCAGATGGAGGGTCGAGTATATACTCGATAAAATCTTCTAATCCTACTTCCTCAACGATTAGGTCAATACCTTCTTCATTGATACCTTCATCTAGGAAGTAATCAGCAGCAACGTCAATCGCTGCACTGTTCCACTCCTCGGTGATGAATTCTTCTGCTTGTTGTTCTTTAAATGATAGCATGTTACCCACCGACGATTTGGACTTGCTCTACAACTACATCAGCACTTCCAGCAGTGAGTTTGATTGCTCTCTGAATTTGTGGAAGAGTGCCAGCAATAACATCAGCACTAGACACTGCATAGTCAGCAGAAGCACTAGATGAATCGTAGTCAGTTGTGATAGTAGTATCTGAAATTGCAGTTACCTTTTTACCAGATGATGCAGCAGATTCAAACGCTGCTACAAAACCATCAGTATCACCACCATCAACAGTAGCGACATAATCTCCTACTGCAAAAGTGTGTGCTGGTGTGCCACCGTGATCAACGGTTACTACCATAGCAGCAGCATCAGTTGCTGCTTTAATACGTGAAGACTTTGGTTTACCACATGAGATTAACTCAGGTGTTGCTGCTGCAAGTGTTATAGCAGGTCCACCATCAATCTTGATAGTAGATGCACTTGCACTATAGACTCTTAGGACACCAGACTTGACTACAATATAGCCATTACCAGAGCCACTGATTGTCTGTGTGTCAATTACATTTAATACCGACATGGTTAAAGATACCTTTACTAGATTATTTATCTTGCTTTTGTTTTAGAAACTTAGCAAGTTCTGCTGTACTGCCAACAAACATGGTGTTGTTGGTTACTTCCTTTGCTGGACCACCCTTAGGTGATTCAATATCTGTTACCTTCTTTTGAAGGTCTACGAGTTTGTCAGCAACATCTCCTACATGTTTAATGAGTTGACCTGCTACCTCGTATGCTCTTGGTTGATCACTGCTTTGAGCGACTTCCAAGATTCCATCAACCGCTTCTTGACCTTTTTCGATAAGGGAGTATAGATTACCCCTCGTGTACTCATAATCCTTCTTGAGCTGATCTTTAGTTGATGTTGGAACGATATCCAATTTACCGTCCGTCTTAGGAACGATAGAGGTTTCGACATCTAAAGCCTCCTCAATACCATCATATGTTTTACTCATCTTGTCCCGTTACTGGATTCCAATCTTTAGCGTCAACGAAGTTACTCGTCATCTCGCTAAATCCGAAATCATCGTCAGGGCCAGCTGAGACAGGATCAGGTTCAACAGTATAACGAACTTCACGTGGTGCAGTCTTATCAAGTTTCGTAGAGTAATCCACTTGTACCTTCTTAACGACTGAGGAGTCGGTAACAGGACCGTATAGATATGTCTTCGCAACAAACTGCAACGTATAGACTAATGTCCTACGTGTATCGAAGTCACCCTCATATACATCTTCATAATCGATAGATGTAAGAGTAATAGGGTAGTCTCTCTTTTCTCCTAATACATCAACCAAATTCATGGTGATGTTAAAACTAGGTTGAAAGACAGGAAGAATTTGCTCAAGAATCTGGAGTCCATCATCTTGATTCTTCGCCATGATAGCTAATTCAAAATTCAGATTGTAAGGGACAGGCATGAATGACTGTTTGACAGTCTTGTCTGCTTGTGTCTTCCTTACCTTTTGGGTAGGTGACACCTTACGTGTTGCATCATAGTTAAACCCTTGTATCTCGAAAGAGATTCTAGGAAGGGTAATCTGCACAGAAGTCTTGTTAAGACCTATCTGATTTATTCTAGCTAAAAACTTTTGCTTTGGACCATATGCCAAAGGAACTTTCATGACCTCAGTCTTGCCTGAGGCTATACGACGCAATTCAATATTATTGAACAGGGTACCAAATCCGACTACTGTCTTCTTGATAATTTCGTGATAAGAATACGTGCCTAACATTAAATACTACTTCCTTTGTTTCCAAACTCACCAAAGGGGTTGCCCTGAGTGAAGTCAATGATACCATCAGCCTGTGTTTCAATAACGAAGTTGGCATCAGCACTATCGTTTTGATTATTTATGGTGTTATATGTAGCACTTGTCCAAGCAGCACTAGATGTATCACCAGTAATAGTTTCTGGGATACTAAAGATACCAGACCTGTTATACAATACCAACTGACGTGTGACACTATTCCAAGACTTGACTGTAGCAGTAACATTAGAGTTACCACCTGTAACAATCTCCTCAGCAACAAAGTCTCCACTGCCACCCTCGGCAACGTTAACACTTATTGCATTGGCATAGTTGATCTCAATAGCATCAACCGCTGTAATTCCAGTCTCGAAGTCTTCGTCGCTGTACTGGAAGAGTTCACATCGTAGTCCCCAAGTATACTGTTTACCCAACGTGAAAAATGGTACTTCATACTCAACAAACTGTATCTCAAATATCTTATTTGCCATAGGGAAGTATACAAGGTCTCCCTCATTAGGTCTACCCTCAACAATCAATTCTGCGTTATCATCTACAGCAGCAGTAAATCTTGTACGTGATACAACAAAGGTTGCTTGGTCTGATATCTGAACACCAAACTTACTAAACATGTCTCCGTCACCACGGAACCCAGTGTTATCCTCAATAAATGCTTCTATTTCAAACGCTCCCTCAAACTTTGACATAGTA